CGGGTTTATCTATTGCGGCTAATGGAACTATAACAAATCCTTCGGTAAGCGTTGGCACTTTACATAGCGTTGAACCTACAAGTTTTGGAACGGTAACAACCGCAACTGTAAGAAACGTGTTGGTTTATGTAACATTTGATTCAAGTAACTTTAGACCACCAACTGATTCTAGCAACCAAATAGCATGCCCAGTTTCATTTGAACAACCAGCGACAACGGTAGCCGCATCACAAAAGAATTTTAGAGTAACAAACAATAGCACAACCCAAACCGCATTTTTACAATATACTGCGTTTGATGGTAGTGTACAAATTAACCACACTATGCAACCGTCAGAAACCGTTGATATATGTGTTGCACCATTTGATTCCGAAACCGCTGGTTATCCAACGGTAATTGGTGATGCTACATATTTTGATTTAGTACAAGGATGCACAACAGATACACTTAGTTAATTATGAGAATATATACAAGAAGTCCGTTTTTTTTACAATTTAATAGCACTTAATTATGCCTGTATTAGATAGAGCCGAATTACAATTATATATTTATGATGGAACGTCAGGGGGATATTCCGCAAGCGACCTTAAATATACATTATCAAAGTCAAGGATTTCAACCCAAGATAATATCTTATTTGAAATAAGCGAACTTGTAAGGGATTTCATTGACTTAACTTTTAACAACGATTATTTAAGTAAGACTAAATGGGTTACCGCAATTACAAGATTATATGATGCAGATGGTACGGAATTTGCTACGGGAAGTCCCGTTACAAATAACTATTTAGCTTTAGATGGATATGGGTATTTTGAGGATGGTATAAACCCGCAACTATCCGATAATTTATTAATGACCAACACAAGGATTTATTTACCCGAAAATACTGCGGGCAAACTTCCTATTCTTGCAGAGGGCGTTGGTAAGGTTATTATTGATAGTGCTACAACACAAGTTACCGATAATGGTAATTCAAATCAAAAAATACAATATCTTACAATCCCCGCAAATAGCAATACAATTCAAGTTTACGATACGGACGATGCCACATTACTTGCAACGGTAACGGTTGATAATGTATGTGAACCTAAATTTACACCTTATAAAATTACATTCGTAAATAAACACGGTGCGTACCAAGATGTGTACATGTTTAAAAAGAGTATTGAAAGGATGAATGTAACAGACGAAGTTTACAAGGCAAATATTATTGATGCTTCTTCATTAACGTACGCAACATATAAAGGACAACAAGAAAGGTATAATGTAAGTGCGACTAAATCCTTGGAAATGAATACGGGGTTTGTTGATGAAAACTTTAACCAAGCAATTGAAGAACTTTTACTTTCCGAAAACGTTTGGATTAGATGGGAAGGTAAAACATTACCCGTCCTTGTTAAAACAAAAGACATGACTTACAAAACGTCACTAAACGATAAATTAATAAATCACACTTTACAGTTTGAATTTGCATTTAGTAAGATTAACAACATTAAGTAATGCTAAACCTACAACTTTACATAGAGGGTACAGAAGTAGAATTGTTTAAAGATGAAAGTGTAAGTCTTACCCAAACGCTACAAAACGTAAAAGATATAAGTAAGATATTTACTGATTTTACTAAAACCTTTAACGTACCAGCTAGTAAAAATAACAACATATTATTTCAACATTTTTATAATTACGACATTGAGGGTTATGTATCGGGAACTAAAAAGACCGCAGAATTATTTTTAAACCACCAAGTTTTCAAAAAAGGCAAAATAAGACTTGAAGGCGTAAGTGTAAAAGAAGCAAAAGCACACACATATAGACTTACATTTATTGGTGATACCGTCAACATGAAGGATTTACTTGGTGAAAGTAAGTTAGGTGCTTTGGATAATCTTTACGGTATGGAATTCCAATATAACGCAAATAATGTTGTTACTTATATGCAAGACGGTTTGGATGTTACTGTTGATGGTGTTACTTATACCGATGCGATTATCATGCCTTTGATAACACACACCCAACGATTATATTACGATAGTACATTACCCGTTGCCCAAAGTGGAAATCTAGCTTTTGATGCTTCAACCGTACAAGGTGTAAAATACGAACAATTAAAACCAGCTATAAGGGTTTACACTTTAATTAAAGCAATAGAAGATAAATACAACCTTGAATTTAGTGGGGACTTTTTTAATAAAACAAACCCAACATTTTACAATCTATATTTGTGGTTACATAAAAAAGAGGGTGGTATATTAGAAGAAGATGCTATTAGGGCAAAAACAACTTTATGTTGTGTAACGGGAACTTCATCTGACAAAAATTTGTGGCGAGGTAAAGTAAGAAGTGACCATTTTATTTTTAGACAACCAAACAATCCCGACAACGTAAGATTACAATATAGGATTGACATAAAAACTTCCGCACAAAACTATACTGTAATTGTAGAAAGAGATGGGGAAGAAAGAGAAAAACACGAAGGGGTAAACGGAAATTTAACACTTGGGGGGATTGATAAAAACCATAGATTTCCCGCTGGTACTTATAGAATATTTTTTGAAAGTGAATCGGCTGCAAGTTTTGAATTAGATATTTACTTAAACGAATTTCAAAAAAAGTTTTTAGGTGGTAATAACCAAAAGGTTCAAGTTCAAGGAACTGCCACGGTTCAAACGGTTGCGGATGTAAACGCTGCCTTACAATTACCTGATATTAAAATACTAGACTTTATTACGGGTATATTTAAAATGTTTAACCTTACCGCTTTTCAAGACACTAATGGTGTAATACAAGTAAAACCGCTAAACGAATTTTACGAACAAAGTAAAACAAGTTACGACATTACGGAATTCCTTGACACAACACAATCAACGGTAGATGCACTTATGCCTTATCGAAGGATTAAGTTTGGATATAAAGGGACTAAAAGTTTTTTTGCTGAAACCCATAAAGAATTATTTAACGTAACATGGGCGGAAGAAAACTACGAAGATTTTTATAACACGGAAGGAACTACCTTTGAATTACAAATACCTTTTGAACACCATAAGTTTGAAAGATTACGTGATTCCGATGGAAGTACAACCACCGCACAATGGGGTTGGTCGGTAGATGTAAAACAAGAAACCTATTTAGGTGACCCATTATTATTCTATGCAAAAAAGATAACAAGTGGTACACAAATAAGCGTTGTTAAAAGTTCATCGGTACGGGTAGGAATAACCGATTATTATATTCCATCAAATAGTGTTGATATAACCGATAGTCAAAACCTAAACTTCAAAGCTGAATTTAATGAGTTTGCTGGTGCGGTATTTGAGCAAACACTATATCAAACATTTTACAATAACTATATAAGTGACACGTTTGACCAAAAAAGAAGATTAACAAAATTTAAAGCATATCTTCCAATAAGGATATTACTAAATTTAACGCTTGCCGATAGACTTGTAATATTTGATAGAATTTATAAAATAAACGAAATAACTACAAATCTTGCAACGGGTTTAAGTGATTTAGAATTAATTAATGAAGTAAGCGATTTTGAAATAGAAAACCAAGATAGATTTTTTGCTGAATCGGTTGACCAAAGATTTATCACTTGCGATAATACTAATATAACAGTAGATTGGAACGGTACGGTATGATAGAAAATATTTTAAACTTATTAGAATTAGCCAAGGAAACAAATAAATCGGGCAAATATACATCCATAGCGTTGGGTAAAAATAAATATCCCGAAGGATTACGGGAAGCGTATAATATATTTAAACAAGAATTATGGCAAAGAAAACAATAGCGATTGAACTTGACGTTGATAGCAAATCGCTTGGACAATTAGAACAACAACTTGAAGAAGTAAACCAAGAATTAAAAAGTGTAGATAGAAATTCGGATTCTTTTAAAGAACTAACCGCAAAATCACAAATACTTAATTCCGAAATACAAAAGATAAACAACACAATCGAAGGGTTTACTTTAGAAGATAAATTAATGGCTGCCGATGGTGCGGCTAAAGTTTTTGGTGGTTCATTATCCGCTGCGGTTGGAACACTTGGTGCGTTAGGAATTGAATCCGAAGCATTTGGAGAATTTGAACAAAAAGCCGCATCTGCCATTGCGGTTGGTTTAGGTATTAAAGACGTTTCGGAAGGGTTTAGTCAAGTTGCCCTTGCAGCAAAGAAATCGGGTATTGCCGCAAAACTCTTTGGAACGACTACAAGAAAAGCATTGGTTGCAACGGGGATTGGTGCATTTGTTGTGGCACTTGGAACGGTTGTAACGTTTTGGGACGACATAACTAAAGGCGTAAAAAGGTTTGCTTCTAACGTTCCCTTTGTTGGTAAAGCTATTGAAGTTGTTAAAGATACGTTTGATAGTTTACTAAATTCTGTAAAACCTGTATTGAAGTTTTTAGGAATAATGCCAAGCGATGCGGAAATCGCTGCGGAAAAAACTAAAGAAGCGGTAAAAGGTGCGGTTCAAGAAATTGAAAGGGAAATAGCTTTAGCACAAGCTAGGGGTGATTCCGAAAGGACATTATTTAAACTAAAAAGGAGTTTACTAGAAGAAGAAATAAGATTACTTAAATTAAACGGTGACGAAAAGGAAACAATTTTTGCAAAAGAAACCGCTAAACTTGCTTTAGAATTAGGCGAACAAAAAAGATTAAGAGAGGAAGCTGAAAGCCAACAAGAAAATGAATCTGTAAACACGGTAAATCGAATAAAAGCTAAAGGACTTGCGGAACTTGAAACAAATATTAAAGTTGATACTTCGTTACAAGAATTAGCGGATAGGGAAAAAATAAGACAAAAAGGACAAGACGACATTGAAAAACTTTCACAACAACAAAAAGTCGATTTAGCAAAACAAACACTTGGACAAATGACCGCTTTATTTGGTGAAGGAAGTAAAGTTGGAAAGGCGGCAGCAATAGCACAAGCGGGTATTTCGGGTGCCGAAGCAACGATAAACGCATTTAAAACCGCATCAAGTAATCCTATAACTACATTTTTCCCACCTTATCCATTTATTCAAGCTGGGATAGCAGCGGCATTTGCGGCTAAAAATATTGCAGCTATTAAATCTGCCCCAACCATGGGCGGAAGTGGCGGTGGCGGTGCAACACCTTCTGCCCCACCTAGACCCGCACCACCTTCCTTTAATATAGTAGGTGCTGCCCCCGAAAGTCAACTTGCACAAACGATAGGGGAAAAAGAAGATAAGCCTGTAAAAGCGTTTGTTGTAAGTAACGATGTAACAACCGCCCAAAGTTTAGATAGAAACATTATTGAGAGTGCATCAATATAAAACAAAAAGTAAAATTTAATATTGTAATAATATGAATATAGTAGAACTTGTAATTGACGAAGATGAAGAAATTGCTGGAATTGAAGCTATAAGCGTAGTGGAATCACCAGCCATCGAAGAAGATTTTATTGCACTTAAAAACCAAGAATTTAAACTTGCGGAAATAGATAAGGAAAAGCGTATTTTAATGGGTGCGGCTTTAGTTCCTAACAAACCAATTTATCGTAAAAGTGACGATAAGGAATTTTATATTTATTTCTCTAAGTCGACAGTTAGAAAGGCAAGCGAATTATTTTTTATAAAAGGCAACCAAAACAATTCAACACTAGAACATAATATGCCACTAACGGGTTTATCATGTGTTGAAAGTTGGATAGTAGAAAGCGAAAAAGATAAGTCAAGGCATTATGGTTTAGAAGTACCCGTTGGGACTTGGATGGTTTCAATGAAAGTATTAAATGACGATATATGGGAAAACTACGTAAAGACGGGCAAAGTTAAAGGATTTTCAATTGAAGGATTTTTCGTTGACAAATTAGAAAGACCAAAAGATAAATCCATTAAAGATGAACTTGCAAAAATCGAAGAAGAAGAAGCTGAATATTTATTAAAAGAAATAAGGGCTATTATAAAAAAAGACAAAAGGGTAAAAGGTGAAAAAAGGATTGAAATGGAAACCTATACCGACTATCCCGATGCGGTTAAGAATAACGCTAAAAGAGGTATTGAACTTAATAAGAAAGTAAACAACAAATGTGCAACGCAAGTAGGAAAGGTAAGAGCATCACAATTAGCACAAGGAAAGCCAATAAGTATTGAAACCGTTAAAAGAATGTTTAGTTATTTATCAAGGGCGGGTGAATACTACGATAAAGGTAATACGGAAGCATGTGGCACAATTTCTTATTTGATGTGGGGCGGAAAAGCTGGTCTAAGATGGGCTGGGTCAAAAGTAAAAGATTTAGAAAAATTAATGTCACAAGTCATTGATAAAGATTTTGCAATTATAGACGACAGGCTTGCATATTCAACGCAAGAAAAAGCCGAAGAAATGGCAAAAAATATTGGTTGCCAAGGTTTTCATACACACGTTTTTGAAGATTTACAAGGAAATGAAAAAACATGGTTTATGCCATGTGAAAAGCATATCAAAGATGAAATGTATAAGACAAAATGCCCAAAAGGTTTTAAAAAAAATAAACGTGGACAATGTGTAAAAATGACCGAAGAAGAACTTGCGGAAGTTGGAGAAAGAGGTGGTATAAGAAAAAGTCCAAAAGCACCTAAATCGGGAACGCCAAATAAAAACCCAAAAGGTAAGGGAACTGCAAAAGGTGATGCTTCAACAAGTCGTGGTGCAAAAGTATCAAAAGCTGACGAAGCCACATTACAAAAAAAGAGTGATGAATTTAACGAAAGGTATAAAGATAAACTTGGTTATGGAGTAACGGTTGGAAAACTAAAAGCTGTATTTCAAAGAGGTTTGGGTGCATTTAACGTTTCACATTCACCAAGGGTAAACAACCCTTCACAATGGGCATTTGCACGGGTTAACGCATTTTTATATTTAGTAAAAAACGGACGACCACAAAACCCTAAATATACAGGGGATTATGATTTACTTCCCGCTAAACATCCTAAATCGCCTAAATGAGAGATTATACAGAAAAATATCCCGTACCACAAGACGATAGTAGGGGTTGCTTATGCTGGGACACTAACACATATTCTAGGGAATGTTGCGATGACGATTATCGTTCACAAGGGATTGGGAATATAACGGGATTAGCTTTAAATCAAAGTTTGGTTACCATTGCAAGTTTAAGTATCGCACAAGGTGGTGCGGTTTCAACACCTACCGCTAATTATAAAGGTGCTGATTTAGGGACGGTTACGGTAACACCAACATCATTTGCACCCGTAGTAACAGACACCCCAAGGTCTATAACTTCTAGTTTAGTAGTACCCGAAAGTGTTGTTGTTGATTCGGAAGAAGTTAAATTTTCAAACAAAGGCGACACGGTAAGTAAAACCGAAACAATTACACAACCCGCAAATGTATCGGTTGCCCTTTCATGTTCGGATATTACTTTTACAGGTTTTGCGGTTTCACAAGCGGGCGTAATTACACAACCCACTATAGACATTGGAACTATATCTAGCACTACACCCTTAAGTTTTGCTTTAGTCAGTACCGAAACCACAAGAACATTAAATGTAAATATAACCGTCCCATCGGGTTACACAAATGCGGGTGCAACACTAGCTTGTACAACAACCGCAACACAACCAATAGCAACATTATCAAATCCCGTTACAAGTAATCCATTTAAATATCAGTTTACGGGTTATCCTACGGGAATAGTTATTTATAGATTTGCTTACAATACTGCGGGAGATTTTATAGACCTAAAAGGTATAAGGGGAGAACTAGGACAATCCTTAGGTATAACTATTTCATCTTTTAGTAAACCCGAAGTAGTCGATGGTGATGCTACGGGTCTTGCAATGAATGAAACCGAAGATGCGGCTTTAGCACTAATTGGTGCGGTAATGAGCCATGGTGGAAACGATATACGATATTTTTCGGCAACACCATTTACAACACTTCAAACAGGTACGACAGATATTCCTATCGTATATTATACAAATAACACAAATAATTCTGCTAATAATTTTGGTTTGTATGATTCAACCAATAGTATTGGAATAGCAGTTTACACAAACTTACTTGCAAGTATTCCTGTAAGCGATGAAACTTTACTAAACCAAAAACTAGCGGACGGATATTACACAAGTTTTAACAATCCTAAACAAGTTAGAATTGAAGATGGGGTTATTCAAGAAGTTTTAGACATTTAAAAACACAACAAAAAATATTAATAATTATTGTATATATATAAATTAATTTTATGAAAGCAACAGATATGTTAAACAAAGTAAAAGAACTTGTTGGGGTGGAAGCATCCGAAGAAGTTAGATTAGCACAAGCTACTTTGGAAAACGGTGCTGTTATAGAAAGTGAGGATTTCGCTGCGGGTAGTGAAGTGTTTATTGTAACAGACGATGAAAAAGTGGCATTGCCTGTTGGCGAATATACTTTAGAGGATGGCGAAACACTTTTAGTAAAAGAAGAAGGCATTATTGCATCAATCGGAAAACTAGAGGAAAAACCAACCGAAGAAGAAGCGTCAAAGGAAGAAAATCTTGAAGAAGAAGAGAAAAAAGAAATGGCTTACGCTACTAAAGAAGAACTTGCAGAGGTTAAATCTATGGTTGAGGAAATCAAAGCAATGATTGAAAAGAAAGAAAAAATGTCGGAAGAAGTTCAAGAAGAAGTAAAAGAAGAACTAAAAGAAGAAACCGACAAAGAAGAACTTTCAAAGGTTGAGGAAAAGGTTGAACTAGAAAAAGTAAAACACAACCCCGAAGCTGAACCAAAAAAACAAATGAAATTATACGGACAGAAAAGACCGCAAACAACAATGGATAGGGTATTTTCTAAAATTGCTAATATTAAAAAATAAATAAAAAATGGCTACTACAACAAGTATTACAACAAGTTACGCTGGTGAGTTTGCGGGGGAGTATATTTCTGCCGCTTTGCTTTCGGGTGCAACTATTGAAAACGGTGGGATAACTGTAAAACCTAACGTTAAATTTAAAGAAGTAATCAAAAAAGTTGCTACTAATGACATTGTAAAAGATGCCACTTGTGACTTCGATGCTACTTCTACAATTACACTTACTGAACAAGTATTACAACCTGAATTCCAACAAGTAAATTTACAACTATGTAAGAAAGACTTTGTATCGGATTGGGAAGCAATACAAATGGGACTATCGGCACATCACGATTTGCCACCTAGTTTTAGTGACTTTTTAATCGCACATGTTGCTTCAAAGGTTGCACAAAAAACTGAACAAAACATTTGGGACGGAAACACAAGTAACAATGGACAATTTGACGGATTGACAAAATTAGTTTCATTAGATGCTAACCTTCCATCGGCACAAGAAGTTGCTGGTACTACGGTAGATTCATCAAATGTTATTGCACAACTTGGTTCAATCGTTGATGCAATTCCTTCCGCACTTTACGGAAGTGAAGATTTATTTATCTATGTTTCACAAAACATTGCACGTGCATACGTAAGAGCCTTAGGCGGATTTGGTGCTAGTGGTCTAGGTGCTGCGGGTACTAACAACCAAGGTACTCAATGGTGGAATAATGGAAGTTTGTCATTTGATGGCGTTAACATTTTTGTTGCTAACGGTCTTGCGGATAACAAAGCGATAGCTGCCGAAAAATCTAACTTATTCTTTGGAACGGGTCTTTTAGCTGACCACAACGAAGTAAAAGTTTTAGATATGGCAGACCTTGATGGTTCTTCAAATGTAAGAGTTATCATGAGATTTAGTGCTGGTGTACAATACGGTATCATTGAAGATATTGTAACATACGGTATTACAAACTCCGCTAACTAAGAACTGATTAACTAACAATAAAGGGTGGGTGGTTTTATATCTGCCTACCCTTTTTTAATATAATAAGATATGGCTTGTAATTTAACAGCGGGTAGAAAAGAACCATGTAAGGACGTAGTTGGTGGCATTAGAAAAGTTTATTTTACTGACTTTGGCGGTTACGGAACGGTAACACAAACTAATGACGAAATTACCGACATGAGTGGAACTTTTACTGCCTTTGAATATGAACTAAAAGGGAATAGTAGTTTTGAGCAAACTATTACTTCATCAAGGGAAAACGGAACAACGTTTTTTGAACAAACTTTAAATCTAACCCTTAAAAAACTAAGTAAAGAGGACAATAAAGAATTAAAGTTATTAGCTTATGGCAGACCACACGTTGCGGTTGAAGATTACAACGGTAATGTTTTTGTCATGGGATTAGAACACGGGGCAGAGGTTTCGGGTGGAACTATTGTGACGGGTTCTGGACTTGCGGAACTTTCAGGTTATACATTAACACTATCCGCACAAGAAGTTTTGCCCGCTAACTTTGTTTCATCACCAACCGCTGCCGACCCATTTGCGGGTATGTCAAGTGCAACGGTAACAGTAACAGAGGGGACTAATTCGTAATTAGTAATGTTGATTGATTGGGAAGGGTGGCATTTGCTGCCCTTTTTTTTGATTTATAAATAACAAAATTTAAGTTTTTTTATTGTATATATATGATAATATTACAAGAAAGTTCTTCGGCTCAAAACTTAGATTTTATTCCACGAAGTTTTACAAGCGGTAATACATATAATGTTACAATAGTAAACGAACAAACCAACACGGAAATATACAACCAAGATGTTACATCAATTACGGAAAACTTATATTTCAATAGACTAAATGCTATATTTGCGGTTAAAAAAGACAACTTTTACATGGTAACGATTAAATCGGGTACTGACGTAATATTTAAAGACAAGATTTTTTGCACGAATCAAACTATTGCCGATTACACGGTTAACAATAGTCAATACACCGAACAAAGTTCGACAAATGAATTTATATTTATATAATGGACAACTTACATATAGTAAATTTATCGTCATATAACAAGCCTAAAATCAAAGAAGATAAACAAAGGGATTGGGTAAATTATGGGCAAAATAACGATTTCTATTCTTATTTGATAGACCTTTACGTTGAATCTACAACTAACAACGCAATTATAAACGGTGTAAGTCAAATGATTTACGGTAAAGGATTAGATGCTTTAGATAGTTCTACCAAAACCGAAGAGTATGCGGCACTTAAAGCAATATTTAACAATACATGTCTTAGAAAGATAGCCTTTGATTTAAAACTAATAGGCGAAGCTAGTTTTCAAGTTATTTACAAAGACGGTAGGGTGGCTAAGGCTGAACATTTCCCACGTCAAACATTACGTGCGGAAAAAACAAATGAAGATGGTGAAATCGAAGCATACTATTATTATCACGATTGGAGTAAAATTAAGCCAAAAGACAAACCAAAAAGAATAGCCGCATTTGGATATGGTAACGGTAGCGAACCTGAAATTAAAATAATAAAAAGATACTTAACGGGTTATGACTATTATTGCCCACCTGACTATATGGGTGGTCTTGCCTATGCTGAACTTGAAAGCGAAGTTGCCGATTACTTAATAAATGACGTTCAAAATGGATTTAGCGGTACTAAAGTAGTAAACTTCAACAACGGTGTTCCTGACCGTGAAAAACAATTACAAATTAAATCCGATGTAATGCGTAAGCTTACGGGTGCGAGGGGCGAAAAAGTAATTATAGCGTTTAATAATAACGCTGAAAGTAAAACAACGGTCGATGATATACCGCTAACCGATGCCCCGCAACATTACGAATACTTATCTAATGAATGTATTGGTAAGCTGATGGTAGCACATAGAATTACATCACCTTTACTTTTAGGTATAAGGGACGGTAATAATGGACTAGGAAATAATGCGGACGAAATAAAAACCGCTTCCTTACTATTTCACAACACAACCATAAAACCTTACCAAGATTTAATTACCGATGCAATGGACGATATTTTGGCGGTTAATGGTATTGCATTAAAACTTTATTTTAAGACCCTACAACCGCTTGAATTTATCGAAACGGACAATGCAATTACTGACGAAGCGAGAGAGGAAGAAACGGGCGTTAAAATGGCTTCACAAGCACCTGAATTTGACGACAACAAAATGTTTGACTTGATAGATGAATTTGGTGAAGAAGAAAACCTTGATGAGTGGGAACTTGTAGATGAACGTGCGGTTGATTATGAACAAGAAGAAGCGTTGGATAAAATGATTGGTTTGGCAAGTACGGGAACTGCTAGACCTAATGCAAAGTCCGATTTAGATGGTGAAACCAAAAGCGAAAAAAGATTTATAGTCCGTTACCAATACGCACCTTTAGCGGTTAGTAACAATTCAAGGGAGTTTTGTCGTAAAATGGTAGCCGCAAGAAAAATTTACCGCAAAGAAGATATTTTGTCTATGGGCGAAAGAGCAGTTAACGCTGGTTGGGGTAAGGGTGGTGCTGACACTTATTCTATTTGGCTATATAAAGGCGGCGGTGGATGCCATCATTATTGGATGCGTAAGACTTACTTAGCAAAAGACGGTGTAAAACCCGATGTTAATAGTCCAAAAACAAAACCAATATATAAACAACAAAGAGCAAAAGAAGGTATAAAAGCACCAAGTAAGGCTAAAGAACCGTCCAAGGTTTCAATAAAACCAAAAGACATGGCTAATCGTGGATTCGTAAATAAGTAAGAAATGGCAGAGGGATTATTTATAACAAGAAAAGATTTAGTTAAATTCACTTCCGTAAACGGTTCGGTGGATTCAGACAAATTTTTGCAATATATTAAGATAAGTCAAGACATCCACATAAGAAATTATTTAGGCACGGACTTATTCAACAAAATACAAGACGATATAGAAGCTGGTACTTTAGCGGGTGATTACTTAACACTTGTTACCGACTATATCAAACCTATGGTCATACATTGGGCAATGGTTGAATATTTGCCTTTTGCCGCTTATACAATAGCAAACAAAGGTGTATTTAAACATGGTAGCGAAAACGCATCTAATGTAGATAAGGAAGAAGTGGACTTTCTAATAGAAAAAGAAAGAAACATAGCACAGTATTATACTGATAGATTTATAGATTACATGTCATTTAACGCTAGCGGTAAATATCCCGAATACTTTTCAAATTCAAATGACGATGTTTACCCTGATAAAAACGCAAATTTTGAAGGATGGGTTTTGTAAAAAACGATTATAAACCAAAAAAGGTCAACATAGAAAGGTTAAAACAATATTTAAAAAAATCATATATAACAAAAACCAAAAAAAAGTATTATTAATATATGGCAAATACAATTAATTGGGGAAAAATATACTGTTCGTCTTATTGGGGTGATACCGCAAACACAACAGATGCAATTCCCGTGTTTTCCGCACCACTTTGTTGGACGGAAGATATATTAGAATTGTCATGTGATAGCACAAGTTTTAGTGTTGATAGCACTTCAATAACGGTTGACCAAACGAGAATATAAAAATAAAAAAAATAAAAAATGGCAAGAATAAACATAGGCGTAGGTTCATCTCCCAATGACGGTACTGGAACAACCCTTCGTGATTCCATGATTTCTATAAATTCAATGACCGCTGACATCTACGGACAAAGTGGAACGGGGGATAGTTTACGTGGCTCAACTCCACTTACCGCTGCCGCAGATGTTGATGTAGATTTTAACACCGCAGCGGTTTTTACAATGACATCAAGTATTACGGTAGATTTAAATTTTACAAACGCATCAATAGGTGATGTAAAAGACATTATTGTTACCGATTCGGGCGGAACTTCCGCTTTAACTTTTGACACGGGGTCAAACACCGTTACAACAATTGCTGGTAGTTATAGTGCTAGTTCGGGTGCGGTAAACTTTATCCAAGTAGTTTGCACCGCTGCAAATACATTTTTCTTATCAATTTCACAAAGCGTATAATTATGAAAGCATTAGTAGAAAAAAATAAAATAGTTACAACTTACCCAACACTACCTAATAGTTTAAAAGTTGGAAGCACTTTCATTCTTGGCGGTTCTCACAACCTTAGCGAAAAGAGATTACAAGAATTAGGAATTTATGATGTTGTGCAACCAAGCTACAATTCACAAACACAAAACAAAGGCGGGTTGTATTTTGACAAAAAGAAAAAAATAGTTACTTACGAAGTTACCGATATTGATTTTTCTGCGACTTATGAAGTAGTAGATGAAGAAAATAAAAAAACAGGTGAAGTAAAAAATGTTTATGATGTTGATACAAAAAAAGCAGACTTAATAAAAGACTTAAAATCAAAAGCTAATAAACTATTATCACCAACA